AGGACACCCGAGCGACGCGATGGCGAGGCAGCTACCTTACGGTGAAATTCACCGGAAGCTAAACGGATAACTTGTCGATGAGCTGCTCGCTCGTGCTAGCCCAGGCCAGTAACTCAAGGTATTCGATGAGCAGGCCGTAACCGTCAGGCAAATCCACAACGTCTGTCACGTTGCGACCGGCTTGCGAGCGCATCATGGCAACCGTCGATTCGGGGAAGTGACGAAAGATCAAGTCAGGCCGGTCTTTGAACACGGCCTGTAGCTCCGCAATGCCGTTCCCGTTGCCTTGCAAGGCGCGTGTTATTGCGGTGGTGGAAGCGTTTGGCGTTGCGGATACTTACTCGTAGGCGTGCTCTTCACACCACGCAGATTGACGCAGGGCCTGTCCATGTTCGGCTTAGGCTTGCGTAGGCGGTAGGGCGTGCATGGCCGGTCAGGTTGCGTCGTCCGCGGTGTAACTTTCAATCCCTTTTTCATGGCGGGACTGATAGAGCGAACGCGAATTGTTCGCAAGATTTCTCCTCGCCTAACAACATTAGCTTCCCTTCTCACATTGCGTAGCGCACTCGCGCTACTCGGATGGTGGTCTTGTGCCGTGTGAGTCCGTAGCGCAGGCAGTCGAACGCGTGGTCGGCGCAACTCGGGTCAACGTCCTCTGGATTGCGCGTATCGTAGACGAGCGCTGGCAGTTCGCGAATCAGGTTGCGGCAGGTCTTGAAGATCTTCAGGCCAACGGTTCCATCTCGGCGCGTAGCCAGCCTTTGATGAATGGCGCTGATACCGGCCAGGCGGCTATTCCAGCCTTTCTCCGCTGGTTTCCAGCGGCAACCCAAGCGATTCATCTCATCGCCACGCGAACCTTGGCCGTTGTTACTGAAGGCAGCGGAGTCGATGATACCGTGCAACGGCATATCGTTGGCGATCACTTCCCCGCCAATGTCGATGGGTAGCGAATTGTCGATCTGGCGAATTGCCTTGGCCAGCATCTCCGGTGTCTGTTGTCTCGCGTAGATTTCAGCAATGACATAGATCGTGTCGGAGTAGTCGCGGTCATGGGCGAGCCATAACACGCACGCGGGCGCTCGGAAGCCGTCGTCCATGGCTCTGAAAAGGTCGTACCCACACGGGATTGGAAAGGGTTCGATGACGTGCTTGGAGTAGCCCCATTCTTCGAACACTTGCCCCACGAACGCTGATCAGTCGCCTTGTAGCAGTGCCTTGCGTTGTGCCGCTGGTAGATCGAGCAGTTGCTTGTGGTAGTCGGTCCCGCTGAGCGCTGGATTGTCGGTAACAACGCTCTTGAAGTAAGCTTGCCGGAACCCTGTTACCTCATCGACAAAATCAGTGCTCTCGCCGCTGTCAGGAATACGGAAGTAACTCTTGACCCACTGCATCCCTGGCCCGCCTGGTGTTGCCGTGCAGCGAATGGATAGTCGCAGCTTCGTATCCTTCGCAGCGCGAAGTCTGCTCTGCATAAAGCTGAAGGCGCTATTGATCGGTTGACCACGCGAATCGGTGTGGTCCCCTGGCAGTTGCGTCAATTCATCGAAGCCTATCCACGAGTATTCTTTCCCTGCGTGCTGATACATCGCAGCCTCATCTTCGAGATGCGAAAACTCGATGGTGCCGCCCTTCGGGAACCGCCAGGTATGCTCTTGCCTCGTGTAGCTACCGCCAAGCGGCAGAAAAAGCGCGTAGCTCGCAGAGATGAGATGCCGCAAACTCGGGAAATCCCTACGAAAGATCACCGCACGATGTTTCGGGTTAGCTATCTGCGCGGCAGCGTCGGCAAGACATGCGCTCGTCTTACCACTTCCGGCTCCCCCACCTATCATCGCAGTGCGAGCGGAACAGGCGAGATACGCCCGTTGCGGTTCGCTGTTAGGTTCCCAAAGAATTTTGCGTCGATCATTCAAGGGGCTTTGTCCTCCTTCATCGGCAACAAAATAATCCCGCCAACGACAGCGGCTTCGATCCGCATCTTGTCACAGTAACGGTCCGGCCGATACGCTTTCAGGATGATCTCCGCTGCCCGCGTGTCATCCTTACAACCACGGACAAAAACCTGATGCTCAAGGTAATCGAGGCTTTGGTTAAGGGCGTCGTCCCATGCCGCAGCAAACTCAGGATCGGCGTGTTTGAGATCATACGCCGTCCTCCTACTAACATTCGAAACACGGCAAGCGGCGGTCACACTTGGTGTCTTGGCCAGCTTCTCAAGAAACGTTTTCTTCCACAAGCCTTTGCGCGTTTGTGCTTTCGATGGATTTGCGAGTTTGTCTCTCTTCAGCTTGGTCGTTGTGAGTGCGAGCGGCTTACTCATGGCAGTTGAAGTTTTTGCGCGGCGTTCATTGCGCTTTGCAGGCCGCTGTAGGTGCCGAGTTTTTGGCCTAACGACTCGCCGGAATTGTGTTGATCGACGCTGAACAAGTGAAACATCGTTGAAACGTCGGTTACCTTGGCGAGTTCGTCCGGGTTATGGGTGAAGAGACGGCTATAGTTTTGCACGATGACCAGGTCTCTGCTGCGCCAGTGCTGGACATGCACAACGCCGTTGATTTCGATGTTTTGGGGTAGTGTGGCGTAGGTGGTCATGCGGCTTTCTCCCTGGCTTCGATTTGCCAGCCGTCAAGGATTTCCCCTGCTTGCTTGTGAATCTCGCGTAAATCAGGATCGCGTTTCGCTATGGCCGACCGGACGCTCAGGTTGTCGAAGCCAAGGCTCGGACTACCCGCAGCCGCCTCGTGGCGGTGTATTCCGAGCAGGATTGAGTCGGCCTCTATGCTTCTGACGAACCGCGCTTGCTCTGTTCCGGTCGCGCCGCTGTCTGGCCGCAACAGGTTCGCTTCCCACATCTTCTCGTCGTAGGCCGAAAGGATTTTTCGTTTGTAATCGGCTTCGATTTTCTCTGCTGCCAATCCGTCAATCATGGCCATAGTCGGCTGGCCACCGTGCTTGGCGCACTCTTCGAGCCAGACCGCTAGTCGCGGCGAGAGTTCTTTTATGAGTGCAATCGATCTGTGATCTTTCGGGTCGAGATACGGGTTTCTTCCGTCTGTCTGGTGCAAGGATCGACTGGCAGCGGTGGCAAAACTCCAACGTTGTCCGGCGGTAGTTCCCGTTGCCATGGCACGCACATCTTTGGCAGTTCTCCAAGCGCATTTCCGATGATGCTGGCAACTTGGTCGGTCGCCTTGGCCACATTCCTGCCTGCCCGCGCGCAGGCTACCGCCCATGCGCCGAATCCTAGCGCGCAGGCCCTGTTGACAGCGTATGCGCGGTTAAGGATGACTCGCCGGAAAGCGGCAAGCCCTGTGTGCACAGCACTCTCTTGCAAGCTACCACCTGGGCGGAAGCGCCACGATTGCGGCTTCGGCTTGGCGTAGTGCTCTTGTATCCGCTCCGCAAGATCGTTTTGAAGTTTGTCGAATAGGTCAGTCATGTTTTGGTCTTTCTTTGGTTAGGTTGTTTTTGCTTCCGGTGAATATCGCCGGAAGGTGGTTTGAAAAAGAGTGCGCCGCACCCGTTTCGCCGAGAGGTGAAAATCGGCGAAGAATGAAATGCGGACGCGGCGCAAAATTGATGTTTTTGAGGCTGAAACCGGCGGTGCTACGAAACCTGCAACGGGCTGCAACGAAATTTTTTAAGACTGCAACGAAGCCTATTTTTTGAGGCCGTTCGTTGCAGCCCCGCAACGAGCAGTTGTATAGGTAAACCAATCCGCAAAACGCGCTTCGTTGCACGTTGCAAGGGCTAAGGGCTTGCAAAATGCAACGAAATGCGCCGAATTTGCAACGAAGGTTTTCACTTTTTGCCCTCCACGAGCCTGTAGTCGCGTCCCGATTTTTTGAGCCATCCCCCGTCCATTGCCTTTTTCGCCAGACGGCTCACGGTGAACGGTCGAAGTTTCATTGCCTCTGCAATTTCCTCACATCGTGTCACGCCCGATTCGATGACGTTGCGAAACACGTCGAGCGTCTGCGCCTGCTTGTGCGATATGCTTACCTCGCCGTTCGGTTCGGTGACGAAGTGCCATTCGTAGGCGGGCACTTCTTCTTGCGTGTTGCGGCTCGGTTTCGTGAAGTGCGAGACGAATCTCGCACCGCGCTTGTCGTCCGCGTTCTTCTTCGTGTCATCGAGGGCAATAATCCAAAAAACGTTATCTTCGCGCTTGCTGGTCCCGCGCATCTCGCCGCTTCGCCCTGCGTGATGCACGATCACCACCGCGACCTTGCGCCGCCGCAAATCGAGCAGCCACGGATTGAGTTGCTCCCACGAATCGGCCTCGTTTTCTTTCATCCCGCTTGCCAGCGTGGACAGATTGTCGAGGACGAGCACCCTGGCTTTGTGGCTGATGCAGTGCGCGGTGAGTGCTTGTTGCACTTCGCGGTTTGCGATGTTGAGCACGCGTCCGGTGCGCTCGAACAGGAGCAGATGATTTAAAAACGCCAGTTGGTCGTTGCCGCGCTCCAATCCTTGCACACGGTCGCGCATCAAATCCGGTGGCATTTCGCCGTCAACGTAGAGCACGCGAACGCGCTCAGGCGCTTGCCAGTCGCCAAGTTTTCCGGCAGTCGAAAGCGCCTGAGCAATCGCCAGGGCGAGCCATGTTTTGCCCACACCGCGAAACGCAAAGATGAATCCGAGATCACCTTCGCAAAACCAATCGCCAAGCAGTTTCTTGCGCGGCGTTAAAGCAAGGTTACCAAGTTCGCGGGATGTAACCACCGATTCGCCGAGTGCATCTGTCCAGTTCGGCTCGCGGACTTGGCGCGTTTGCTCGATAATTTTGGTTAGCAGCGATTGTGCGCCGGTTGGCGTGATGCTGCCTTGCAGCAATCGCTCGGCGACTTTCCTCGCACGACGTTTGCGGGAGTGCTCGTGCACCTGATCCAGCGCATAATCAACGTTCGCGTCGTCAGTCGGTAAGCCCGAGAAGATTTCAGTCAAACGAGCAGGGCCGCCACCTTCAGCAAGTTTCCTGCGATGCCTGAGATCATCTTGAACGGCCAGCAAACCTGGTTTCGCAACTCGCTTGATGCTTTGAAAGATTATGTGATTCGGTGGCGTGAAATCGTGTTCGCTCACCGGAAGATCGCCGTGCCCGTTCAGAAGGGCCGCGAGCAGCACGGTTTCATGACCACCAAGCAGTGGGTTCTCATTCATGGCGCGCTCTCTTCCTTGAGCATCCGCCGCAGCAAATCGTTTTGTTGTTGTGCGAGCACGGCGAGATCGTCCAGCGTTTCGCTCATATCGAGAACCGCCTGCGCGATGACGCACAACAGTTGAAGTTCGCGCTCGTGCATATCCGGCTTCCCGCGCACGGCCATCTTAGACCCCTTTGACTTTGATCGAGTGTCGTTCCAACGCACGCTCGACTTTTTCGATGACGAAAAAAAACATGCGATACCCGACCTGCTCGGCTGGTAATTGCCCGCGTGCCCATAAAGATCTCAACGTTCGTTCGGGAAGGCCACTGACTTCGCTCAGTGCCCTGAAACCTTTGACGCGTTTTTTCATGAGTCGCAAAGTGCCTCATGCTTTCGCGTTGGCACGTGATTAACTGCCAATCGAAATTCGAATTTCAGTCGGCAGTCTAGGACGGCAACCCGCTGGCAACGGAGTTCGTTACGAGGCTACACGGCGGTTCAAGACCGGCGCAATCAACCGCTCTGCCACCCCTCCGGATAACTGGTGATCAGTGATTCGTGATCCGCAGTCGATGCCCAAGTATAGCAGTGACTGAAAGATTTGCTCGACACTGTAATATGTTCATGTGAACGTATCACATGTCGCCGAGAAAAAGTTTCAGGCCTGTGATCAGTGAAACGCCTCAGAGCCACGCGGCGATTCGAGGCCGCGGCGCATCCTGGAGTCCAGTAAACCGCTTCGAAAAGCTGCACGTGGATTTAAGCGACGCGGAGGTTATTGATGTTGGCGGCGAACCGGAGGAGACGCCACGGCGTGCGACGCAGTATTTCCGCGACGGAACGAGAACGATCATTACTCGCAACAGCAGTCCGGATGTCGGTTTTGAAACAAGCTTGAATCCGTATCGCGGATGCGAGCACGGGTG